AGGTCTTCGCCCCATCTGGACGGCGAGTGCGAATCGAATCCATCAGAGCCGGTAAACCAGCCTTTGATTTTATCGACAATCCCTTTAACCTTTGTTTTCAGCCATTCAACTTTGTCGCCGATGCCTTCCCAAATGCCCTCGATCAGGTTTCGACCAACGTCGGCAAATTCTGATACTTTATCCGAGATGGGTTGCAGGATATTATCATTTACCCAACCGCCGACGACCGCGAACAGTTCCGACAGCTGTTCCGATATACCATCACTGAGCTTTGCAATAAAACCTTTACCGGTTTCCCAAAGCATAACCGCAGACTCGGCAAGCGCCAGCGCGATATTGATCACGATTTGCGGTATGCTCTCAATCAGTGTCGGAATTGCTGCCACTAATCCTTCGGTCAACGCAAAGATGATCTGCAGCGCCGCCATGGTCAGCTGCAACACCATATCCGGATTCGTCAACAGCAAAACTATCTGCAGGATCATATCAACGATCGCCGGCACAAGTTCGGGCAGGCTGCTTGCAATGCCCTGTGCAAGTGCTATGACAATTTGTAATCCTGTCTGTATGATCAGCGGCAGATTCTGCACTAGGAACTGTGCGAACATCATCACGATTTGCACAACCACCTGTGAGATCGGCGCAGCATTCTGCTGCAAAGTTTGAAGAATCGTACTCATTACACCGGATGCAGCTTCTACTATCAACGGAATCGCCGTCGGCAAAATCTGTACGATCGTCGTAAACAGCAAGGTAATCATGCTCGATATCGAACCGATCATAGTCGGCAATGCCTGACCTATAAACCCCGGAAGATTCGAAACCAGAGACGTTACGAGCGTTTGTACGATTGATCCACCTACACTCGCGACTTCAGGCATGATCTCGGACAGCTTATCGATGAATCCCTGAATACCCTCGTTAATCTTATCGACACCACTCAAGTCACCGGTAAAGAGCAGCGACAGTCCGTCCATTGCTGTTGTGACGGAAGGAAGAAACTCTGCGATGAATTTGTTCTTTAATCCTGTGGCCGTATGCGAAAGCAGGTCAAGGCTGTCGGTAAACGCCACCGATGCGGAAACTGCCTGATCCGACATGACAAACCCGTAATCGATCGCCTTTTGCCGAAGCGCCTCTGTGCTCTCTGCGGTTTGATTTAACAGCGGTAGTATTTCTTGTCCGGAACGTCCGAAAAGGTCGTTTGCAAGCGCCGCTCTGGCCGTCTCGTCGGTCATGTTCTGCAGGCCCTTGATGGTCTCTGCAAAAATTTCTTCGCGCGAGAGATTGGAAACATCGTCCATGGTTATACCGAGCCGCGAGAATTTCTCGATCGCGCTTGGCACGCCGTTCTTTGCGTCGTCGATCGTGTTGGTCAGCGTTTTTAGTCCGACCTGCATGGTATTGATATCCACGCCGCTCTGCGACAGAACGAAATCCCATTCTTGGTACGCTTCACGCGAAAGGCCGAGACGCTGACTGTTTTTATCGATGTTATCGCCAAAGTCGGCAACGTCCTTTATTCCCTGCGCAAACTTCACAATGGCAGTGCCGACAGCGGCCGTAACCGCTCCGGCTGCAACTGCAAACGCTTTTAGTGAAGTCTTTGCGACCTTACCCGCGACAGTTCCGACTGTTTTCAGCTTTTCCGAATACTGCTTCGCGCCTTTTTCGCCACGCTGCATCGCCGTTTCGTTTTCCTTGATCTCCCGTTTGGTCGATTCCAGCGCGGCTTTGGCGTTGTTGAGGTTAGTCTTCATCTGCACATACGAACGGTCGGTCGGCTTTACGCCAGCCTGATCCATCCTTTTGAGTGCCTGTTCCGCTTCTGAAACGGCGCTTTTCTGCTGCTGCAGTGCTTTGGAGAGCGATTCGTTTTTCGCTTTCAATGCGAAGATGGAACTGTTATTCCTGCCGAACTGCGCAGTCATGACCGACGCTTCGGAAGCAACCAGCTTCATGTTGTCCTTAATCTTCCGAAGCGCGGTCGTGTACTCTTTATCGCCTTTAACGGATATGGTTGGCCCTATGTTGTATCCCATGTCAGCCACCTCCGTTTCCTAAATGCTTTGTGCGCCGCTAAACAACGCGTCGATTTGATCTTGTCCTGCATCCCTGATTTCATCGCCGCTGCTGATTGCACACACGTCGAAGAAAAGTCCCATTGTAATGCCGTCTAAGTCGGCGACGGAAAATCCGAGCTTCATTGCCACCAGCAGGTAGGTAGCCGTGTCCAGATCACCATCTCCGCCGCCGTCTACTTTTTTGACGATTTCATGCTTGCCATGAGCATAGGCTCCAGCTTGTGGAAGACCTCAAGGATCGGGAACTCATTAAACGTATCCAGCCAGTCAACCAGATCAGCGGGTACGTTTTCGTCGTAAATCCGCGCCGCTACATGTACGATGTCGTACAGCACGGACGAATCGAATACCTGCAGATCGCCGCTTGCGACTTCCTGCATTGCACCAAGGTCGGCAAAGAAGTCGCGACCTGTAGCGTTCTTGTAGCGAATCGGAAAAGACGCCGGCGCTTTGAAGCCGACGTCCTGCCCTGCAATTTTAATTTTCTTTTCCATCAGTCACCTCATACTCCGGCAGACGGTTCCTGAACCGCGGTGAACCAGTTCCCGTACGCAGTCGCGTCGGTATCCTCCGTGGTGTACAGCATGACGAGATCGTCGCTCGAACGCGGCTTCGATACCACTTTGATCTTCGTGGTGTCCGGCTCCTTTGCCTTGGACGTTTTCGCCTCAATCTCCGGCCGGTTCGATACATAGCAGTCCAGATACGCAAACCGCCGCGCATGCGCATCTCCCTCGAACTGACCGAGAAGTGCAAACAGCGGGTACGCTACACCACTGTACTCCGTGGCAACGTTGTTGGCGTCCTTCGTCATGGAAAAGATCACGGTCTTAACATCTTCCGGCAGATACACCACCTCGAACTCGATGTCGTAACCGTCGTTGCCGTCAATGAGCAAGTAGTCCGTGTTATCCGCTTCGTACGGAGTCACTTCGCCCCGCGGGGACGCTTTGAAGTTCTTTGCGCCCGGCACGGCGACAGGTGTACCATAGGAGTACACGCCGTCCGTTATGGTAACCGCAGCAATCATAAGACGGCTGAGACCGTAACGATATTTATTAGCCATATTATTCCTCCATTTCCCTGCCGATCACGGTCAGGTAGTAGTGATGCTTCTTTGTTTCTTCGTCGTACTCGACATATTGGCCGTCCATAACGGACAGCCCATTCGCCTTGAGATAAGCCCGTGCCGACTTGACGAACGGGCGGTAATCGCCGCCGATATAAAACTCGATATTGACGGATTCATCCATGAACAGGTCGTCGTTGTCCGCTTCGTAGCTCTGATCGTAATCCGGAATAAGTACGTAATGGTCTGCCGAAGGGGAACCGTTGAACACACCCTCGCCGTGCGGTAATGACAACGGTGAAAGCGCGGCGTGAATGGTTTCAATGGTTGGCAATCTTCTCCGCCTCCTCGTCGTATACGCGGCTCATCTCCTGCACCGCTTCGCCTTCCGCGGCCGCACATGCGGCATTAATCCAAGGTCGGGCAGGCTGTCTGTTTTTCCCGCCTCTTCCGTGTTCATATACGTTCGCCGCAAGCGCAGCCGACACGCCCGATTCGGTCTTGCCCTTAAACTGCACCTGTGCAAACCAGCCGAACTGGTTTTTTCTTGCACTCTTTTTCTTCAGGTATTTGGAAAACGTCGTGTTTGCAGCTTTGAGTTTTGCATACAAAACTCGTAACCCCGCGGTGACCATTTTCTTCTGAATCTCATCCGATTGATCACCGAGCCGGGCAAGCATCTGTTCGTAATTCTCCATGCCCTTGAATTCGACCGTTGCCATATGCGTCACGCTCCGATTCGACTGCATGTGAGCAGCATCTTTCCCGGTTCCGGGCTGAATGCACGGATGATGTCATACTCGACATCGCCATCTGCGCTGTGATGGATCAGCTTTTCCTGGTCGTTAAAATCGATCGGTGAAACATTAAACACCGCGTCGGCTTTCCTTCCGTTCGCGTCAGCCTTGTAAAACTCGCTCTGGCTGACACTGCGCAACTCCGCCCAACAGGAAAAGCGTGAATCCTCTGCCGCCTGCTGGAACACACCTTCCGGTGTAACGGTCGTGATAAGCGATATCCAATCAAACCTCATCTTCTTCCACCACCGGCCTTTCACGCAGCCATCGTTCCCGGATCGCCAGCCTTAGCCACTCCGGCCTGCCGCCTGGATTATCCCGGTTCAATATCAGTTCCGCAGCCAAATTCGCGACCAGCATGCTATCGTTCACCGTATCCTGAAGCACGATGCCTTTTGCGGTCAGTTCAGTCGCCGCGGCTTCTATCGCCGAAGTCCAGTAGGTTGTCAGAGGGGCAGGCGTGTTAACGCCTGCCCTATCCATTCGACCCATAAGCAGGGCCAGCGCTGTTTCAGGGTTGTAAGCCATAGCCGGCCCCTCCTCTCATTCCGTATTACGCGGCCTTGGGTACGGCGATCACTTTGCCCGACTTGATCACGCGGCTGTTCGCGTCAAGCTCAACCACCGTGATGGTTTTGCCGGCTGCGCAGGTGATCTGCGTGGTGCCGGACTCAAGCACAGTGTAGCCAACGACCCTGTCGCCGGTGCTGGGATTGAGATCTCCGATCCGGAAACGCAGCGTCGTATCGCTTGCTTCGGTCCCATTTACCGTCAGAACGGTGTCGCCGACTTCCGTGCCGGCAGCAGCCGTTACGCCAAGAACACCAAGGTCGGTGTTCGCGTAGTCGATCGGGAACGTGGCACTGGTCACAGCGTCGGTGTTGTCGTAACTGACCATAACGAAACCCTCCCCAATCACAGGTTTGCCGTCGTACCGGGCATATCCCTTGAATACGGTCTGGTTTTCAAGGAATCGTACATGCTCGGACGATTCGATCTTCTGGCCTTCACGCTCGGAAAGCAGGTACAGAGAACCGAAGCCGCCGACGATTTCATTGTCGCCGAGCAGTTCCAGTTCCTCGATAGCGCCACCCACAACGGGCAGCGTGTTGTCACCCGCCGAAATCAGTGCGGCAGGTACGAACGCCAGCGCTTTGGCCTTGATGTCCATGTGCGTCGCGCGGTTCATAACCCAGAACGGTTTACCGTCCGAGAACTGCGGATTTGCAACACCCAATGCTTTGATCAGAGCGATGAAGAACGCCGCACCGGTGCTGGAAGCAATATCAATCTTCTTGATGTTGCTCTCATGCAGGTCCGTCCACGCACGCGCGTTCGTTTCCCAGCTCGAAGGCTGTGCCGTCTGCTGCAGGCGTGTTACAATGCCAATCGGCATCTTGGTGCCGGTGCCGAACAGGATCGCGCGGTCGAGACCAAGGCCAATCGCCTTGCCGAGCGCGTCCATGATTTCCGCGCCGAGGTTCAGGTCGCTGTCTTCAAGATAGACATTGGAAATCGGTATCCAGCCGCCGATCATGTAGCCGTCCACTTCGATCTGGTTCAAAGTGAGATCCAGCTCGTTGAGCGTGCCGACCGCTTCGATCCAGACAGCCTCCGGGATTGCACCCATGATGTTCTGACGCGCTTTGCCCTTAACACGCTTGAGCGTCACGTACTTGACCAGCTTGGAAAACTGCGTCATGTTGTCGCGCAGTACTTCCAGCATGATTTCGGGAATCGTGAGCGTCGTATTGGTGACGCCACGCTTATGACAGCTGGAGCGAATCTGACCGATGAAGTTTTTAATTTCTTCATGGGCGAAGAACGCATCGCGCTGTTCGTGGGTCATGTCGTAGAATTTGGTTCTGTTCACCATACCGATATCCTTTCTGCTCCGATTGTCCGGGAGCGCGGGTTCA